CGATGGCGAGCTCGCCACGGTCGATCACGGCGAACTTGCCGGCAGGGGCGACGAGGATCTCCAGGGTGCGGGGCAGCAGGTTCAGCACACCGCCGGAACGCACAGCCGGGACCGGCGTCGCCCAGGACGGGGTGTCGATGTACCAGGTCGGGTTGACGCCGACGTCACGGAACATGGCGTTGATCGTCTCGTCCGACGGGACGCCGACGTTCGCGCCCGACGAGTTGCGGCGCCGCATGATGTCCATCTTCATGGCGTACATCACCCAGCGGGGCAGCCACGCGTCCATCATCCCGAGGTCCCACCGCTCTGTCTCTTGCCACAGGGCGAGCAGGTTCAGGATCGACGAGGTGATCGTCACCGACCCGCCGTAGCCGAGCGCTGGGGCCGAGACGGCGAGGGTCTCGGTCTCCATCGCCTCGAGCAGGAGCTGCTCGGCGAGGCGGGCGTGGGCGGCGCCGAGACGGTTGAGGTACGCCTCGACCAGTTCCGGGTAGGTCATCGCCAGCATGTTCTTGACGGTGAGGCACCGGTAGACGCCGTACATCGTGTACTCGGTCGGCGAGGCGCAGCTGATCGTCTGGCACGCTTCCTTCACGGCGTCGGCGTCGGCGTCGTCGATGGCGGTCCACTGGCCGTAGCCGGTGATGATGTCGCCGAGCGACGGCGACGGGTAGATGCTCACCTTGCCGCGGGGGGCGGCGAACTGGGGGAGGCTCGCGAACACCGGACGGCGGAGCGTGTTGGCGCAGGCCAGGTTGTAGTAGGGCGTTGCCGGGCCGCACAGCGCAGCGGTCAGTTCGTCCTGCTCGAACCGGTCGAGGTTGAACACGATGTCGTCGAAGAGGCGCCGTTCCGCCGGGTAGTTCCCGGGGATCACCGCCAGTTCGTGCTTGATGGTCGAACCGGGGCGGATGTCACTGGCGACCTTCAGCGCGGTCGAGGCGAACTGACGCCACGACTCGAAACCTTCACCAGCCCGGATGCCTTGCAGCCCGTCACGGGCGAGCAGGTACTCGGGGGCGGTCCGCAGCACCGGGGAGGTCGACTCCGGGGTTGCCTGCACGCCGAGCGACGTGCGGGGGGCAGCCGCGGCGACCGGCTCCGCCTCCGGGGTCTCGTCGGCGACCGGCTCCGCCTCCGGGCTCTCCTCGGCGACCGGCTCCGCCTCCGGCTCCGGTTCGGCGTCGAGGCTGTCGTCGGCGGCGAGAACGGCGAGACGGGCCACCTCGTCTTGACGGTCGGCTTCGGCGAGCAGCTCGGAGCGGCGTGCCATGAACGAGTTGACCTCGGTCACCTGCTCGGCTGTCGGAGACTCGTTGAGGACTGTGATCGCGGTCTCACGGATCTGGCGGCTCAGCGCGCGCAGATCGCTGGCCGACAGGCTCGACAGGTTCTCGGGGATCTGGGGCCACATAGCCGCCTCCTGCGGTTGGGTGAACTCACTCCATCATGGACGAACGCGGTCGGGAAGGTGAAGTGTCAGCCCTCGTCCTCTGCGGCGAGGAGCACTTGGAGTGTGGCCCGAACCAGTTCGGGGTCCGCCTGCTCCTGCTCGGTGTCCACCTCTTCGGCTGAAGGGATGGAGAAGGTGGCGGTGGAGGTGGAGGTGGTGGTGAAGGTCAGGGTGTTCCCGTTGCCGTCACTCCACTGCCACGGCGTGAAGAGGGTGACGCCGGTCGTCGTCGTCGATGACCCGGCCGTCTCCGGTTCGGTCTCCGCGTCAGGGCAGAACCCGGCGACGAGATCTTCGATCTCCCCGTCCGGTCCCATGTGGAACGAGGCGACCATCTCCCCGACGCCGGGGACGTCGAAACCTTCGGCGTTGACACTGACGATCGCCTTCAGCTTCCCCCTGCGCCAATGCCCGGAGATCCGCGAGGCGCGAGCGGCGTAGAGCTGCTCGTCGGTGACACCGGGGCGGACCATGCCCGAGATCCACGGGCCGAGCCGCCCCGCGGTGACACGGACATCAGCCCAGGCGTTCTCGATCCCACCGTACGCCCGTTCGAGGTCTTCTCCGGTGGCGTGACCTCCGACGAGGAAGATCGGGCCGGTGTCGACCATGCCGGCGTCGGTGAGGACGCCAGGCTTGTTGAACGAGGCGTACCCGTCGACCGGGTAGGGGACGGTGAGGCACCGGTCGTAGCCGTCGTGGCACTGGTTCCACAGGGCGAGATGCCCGTACACCCAGCCCTCTTCGGTGACGACGATCTTCTGCGGGTGGGTGGTCTCAGGGTGGAAGAACGCCTCGGACGGCTGGACGAGCGCCCCGGACGCGGCCAGGTCTGACGGGGAGTCAGGAAGCCTGATCTCGAACGGAGCGTCGCACACCAGTTCGGTGCCGACGAGGGAGGCGGTGATCTCCTCGTCGTCCCGGCTGATCCGTTCGTCGTCGATGACGGCGTGGGCGGCGGAGAAGGCGGGGGTGGCGACGATGGTGGTGGCGGCGACGTTCGCCTTCGTGAACCGAATCTGCAACCGGTCGGTGGTCTCGTCGTACTCCAACTGGCCGTCGACGTCGGCGAGGTCGACGGAGTTGCCGCGCATCGCACCGGTCTTGACGGCGAGCGCGGCCCGCTTGCCGTTGGCGTTGGCGAGCAGATATCCGCGGCCCGACACGTTCTTGCCGTCGACGGTGACCTCGTGCAACGCCCCCGACAGGACCGCTCCATCGTGACCGTCGGCGGTGCGTTCCTGGAACATGATCGACAGCGGCATGTCGCGGGTGGCGAACCCGGCACCGTCGATGATCCGGGCGATCATATCCCCTGTCGGTGTGTTGAGCAGGGTGAGGGTGGGAAACCGGATCGAGGTGAGCATCCCGTCGGGGATCGTCTCGGGCTGCTGACCGTAGGTGATCTTCATCGTGACCTCACTGGGGGCGCTTGGACCGCGGGGTGTCCGAGTCGTTGTTGTCGGGGCTACCAGGCTGCCCCACACCAGGCCCGACAGGCGAGTCTCCGGCGGGGGAAGCGGGAGCAGGGCCGGGCTTCTTCACGCCGGCCTCCTCCCAGTCGATGTCGTCGTGGGCTGCCATGCCCCACGTCGCCAGGTACGGGTTGTTGGCTTTCACACCAACCCAACGGATGTACTCGTCGTCGGTGGGGGCGTCGGTCTCGCCGATGCCTTGGAGACGGCGGGATGCGGCAGGGCCGATCAATCCTCGGTCGGTGGCCTGACGGGCGTCCTCGTTCTTGTTGACGTTCGTCGAGGCGTCGGTGAGGTCGTACCAGATCACCGTCGATTCGATCTCCGACATCGAGGCGCCCGCCTTGACCATCTCGGCGTGCAGGACGAGACGGGTGAGAGCGAAGCAGAGCATCTCCAGGTCCGGCTGGATGGCGACACGCCGCTCGTCGTCGCTGGCGAGCCAACCAGTCCAATGGTTGACGTTGGACATCCCTTCGACGGCGTGCTGCTGGACGTCGAGACCGAACAGGATCCGCCCGATCAGTTCGGAGCGGAGCTTCAGGTCGGTCTCGTCGATGGCTCGGTCTTCGATGATGTGACGGATCTGCTCCCCGTACTGGCCGGGACCCTTCAACACGATCGGCATCGCCGCCGACGCATCCGAATGGTTCTGGACGTTGCGGAGCATCGCCTCGATCAACCGGTTCGTCACCTGGTCGTTGACGAACCCGCCGGGGGTGCCAGGAGAGGCGACGAGGACGTCGTTGATCTCGCTGGGCACGAACAGGATCCCGGCGAGCGCGAACCTGGACAGGAGCTTGCCCTTCATGTTCTCGGTGAGAAGGTGCAGCACTTCGCATTCGGTGTCGAGGGCGTCCATCGGCGATTCGGCCTGGTCCACCCAGCGGTGACCTGGATACCAGATGCGTCCGATGAAGTCTTCGGCTCGTACCTCGACGGTGAAGCGGGTGCCGTTCGCCTCGCCGGGGACACGCGGAAGGGTGATCCGCTTGATCGAGTTGGACGGCTTCCCGTCGGTCTGGATGGCAGTGAGGGAGGCGTCGTCGATCTCGTCGGCGGAGATGAAGTCGTAGCCGTCCGGTTTGCCGGTATCTGGGTCCCTGACCCGGATCAGGTACGAGTCGGCGGGGACCTTCATCAGCGTGTAGAACCGGTCCACCAGCCATCGCACCCCACCGTACGGCGAGTAGAGCGTGGCGGCGATGTCGGCGGCGAGACCCGACTGGATGCGTTCGCCCGGCTTGCCGTTGTCGTCGAGACGGTAGGCGGCCAGGTCGGCGTACCCGGCGATGCGGGCACTGCGACGGATCGCCTGCTGGACCTCACCGATCTTGTCGTACCAGTCCCACGCCCGCTTCGATCCGGCTCTCGTCGCTGCGGTGGTGGCCTTCAGGTAGTTCCGGTCGAGACGGTCGTTCAGGTCGACGAACGTCGACGCGACAAGATCACTCGTTCCGTTGCTGCGTGAGACCAGTTTCCTCGTCGCCAAAATCGACATCGAGGGCAGCGTAGACCTCAGCGAAGTCCATCGTCGTCCTTCTCGTGTCATCGTCGATGACGTGCGCCGTCTCGATCGGCCACGGCTCGAGTCCACGCTTGGCGCGCTCTTCGGCGAGGAGGGTCTGGTACAGCTCTGGGAAGATCTCCTTCAACCGCTGCTTCGCCGCCACCCGCGCCGCCTCGGCCAACAGCCTGGTCGTCCGGTTCCCCTTCTCGGCCTTGGTGCGCTTGCGACGCTTGTGTGAGATGGTCACCCCGACACCACGGTTCAAGATCTCGACGGTCTTCGTACGTCCGAGACCTTGGACGGCGCAGTCGAAGCACACCCCACCGGCACGCTTCAACACCGCCACCAGTTCGATCGCCTCGCACAGTGGGCACGCCGCGTAGCCTTCGATCTCGACATGGAGATCGACCGGCTCTGCACCCTCGACGACTACCGCACCCAGATCACCCGTGAGATGGACCGGATGGTGATGCGGGTCGGTGAACTTCTCCACCGGGCCCGCCTCGCCCACCCCGACCGGTTCTGGACCTGGGTCGATACTGAACTGCCGTTCGGTCGGGACACCGCGAAACGGCTCATCGCCATCTGGCGTGCCTACCACGAGCTTCCCCCGGAGATGGTCGCCCGGCTTCCGCAGCCGTGGCAGGCGATGTTCGCGCTTCGCAACATCCCCCGCAGGGAGCTCGAAGCGGCGATGGACGCCGGGGAGATCACCCCGACGACGACGGTCCGCCAGGCGATCTCGTGGGTGCAGGCCCGCCGGGACAGGGAGGGGCGACCGGCGCTCGGGTCACGGTCGGTGGACCGGTTGGCGGGGGCGTTGATGCGCCACCGGTTCACCGACTTGGACCCGCTGGTGGGGAAGATGCTGCAAAGGTGGGTCATCGGCCTCTCGCCCATCGTCCCGTCCACGCCAGCACCGACATCGGATCACCTCGCGACACCTCATCCGGCCAGTTCGCAGGTTCACGATCCCGTCTGAACCGACCCAGTTCGCACCGCACCCGCGGATCGGTCATCGACGACTCCCCGACCTCTTCGAGGGTGAACCCGAAGTCGGGCCAGCGCAGCAACGCCGAAGACCCGAACGGGTTCATCTCCCGATGCCCACCCTGGGCTTTCGGGGCATGATGCTCGAGCATGATCGCGAACCCGTAGCGGGTGCGGAGATCGTCGAGGAGTTCGAGCACCTCGATGGTCGCCTGTTCCATGTCGTCAGCCTTGGCGCGGCGGAACATCTTGTACAGCGGGCCGGCGAACACGATCTCCGGGCGTGCCTGCTGGATCGCCGCTTCGAACATCGCTGCGTCGCGTCGGCGGCGCAGGTCGATCCCGCCTTCGTGATGCCAGATCGACAGCATCCCCCGGGCTTCGTCGACCAGGTCGACGGTGGGGGACCGATTGACGATCTGGAGCTGGTGACGGATCGTCGACATCGGGTTCTCGAAGTCGGCGTACAAGATCCGGCGTGGTTCGATGAACGCGTTCGGGTCGAACGGGTCGCGTCCAGCGGCGACATGCAACGCAACCTGTCGCATCATCGTGTTGTGGGTGGGGACGAGTGTCCTGCCGATGAGGAACAGGTTGTTGGGTGAGTCGACGGTGATGCATCGCACCGGCACCGATTCGCATGGCTCGACCGAGATGATGTAACGAAGCTTCGCCCTGTTCGTGCGGAGAGGCTGCAGACGGCACGCCTTGCGGGGGATCCTGAACACCGGCAGGTCCGTTTGGAACCAGATGCGCCACCGTGGACCCATGTCGCGGCCGTTGAGCGACGCCCGGGATTCTCTCAAGGTCGCCTTGATGCCCAAGCCGAGGATCAGTTCGAGCACGTTGTTGATGAGACGTTCGCAGGTGAGGGTGATCTCGCACCCTGCCGCTCCGCGTCGTCCGCCGGTGTTGGAACCGTCGACGATGTGGCCGTCGGTGTCCATGATCCCCTGAAGGAGGGCGAGACGGTTGAAGATGTCGTCGGTGAGGTACTCGTCGGGGATGTGCTTGTCGCCGAACACGCCGATCCGTCGCAGCGCGGTCTGGAACGCCACCCCGTCAGCGTTCTTCCCGACCCGCCACACCGGGCATCCACCACCCGACAGACCAGCCTGCTTCACCTCCCACCCGGCATCCGCGAACGCTTGCGGAACCTCCGGGTCGGGTTTGGTGACCTTCGCTGCCTTGGTGTGCCCGTCGCCGAGCCAGAGACCGAGCAGATACGGGTCGATGACGTGGGGACGCCGTTCGTAGTCCAGTGGCCCGGCGACCGGGATGGCATGGTTTGCGCAGTGACCGTCCCGAGCCTTGATCGTCGATGCGATCTCGGCTGTCGTGCGGTTCTCAGCGACCATCCTGTTCTTCGAACTGGGCTGGCGAGCTTTGTAGTCGACGGTCGCCCATCCGTGTTCGGCGTCGGTGATGAACTGCGTCCCGTCGGAGAAGGTGATGCGGAAGCATTCGGCGTCGTGGATGACGGGGTGGACGTGGGTGATGTTGCACTGCCGACCGTTCTCGTCGAAGACGACGTCACCGACCTTGGCGTCACCCAGTTCAATCCAACCCCTGTTCACCGTCAGTAGCGGTGTCACCACGCTATGCGGTCCCTTCCCGCTGCCTTCCTTCGCCACCAGGATCATCCGCCACATCGGCCTGAACAGGCCGGGAACGAGCCACGGACGAAGCTGTGCTTCGGCTTCGGCGACAGCCATGAAGTCGGTGACGTCGAAGAACCCGTCGAGGGACGCGGAGCGGGCGGCGATGAGGCGGTCCGCGGCGGAGGCGTCGGCCCGGGCGACGAGCTCGTCGACGTCTGCCTGGCCGTAGGCGTCGTTGACGATCTCGGCAAGGTGCCCGATGAGGCGACGGCGTCGGGAAGTTTCGATGACGGCGTCGGCGTACATGCGCCAGGCGGTGGTGGACGGGGTGGCGGCGGTGAGCGCGGCGAGAATGTTCGCGGTGACGTCGTGGCAGGCGGCGGAGACGGTGATCTCGTCGATCGGCTGGCCGTGCTCGTACAGGTCGAGCATCGTCGCCCAGACCGCTTTGTGGATCGGCTTGTAGAAGTCGGCGGGGTCGACGATGCGGCGTGCGTCGCCGAGAAGGTCGCCTCGTAGGAGTGCTGCGCCGATCAGCGCTTCTTCGGCCTCGAGGTTGTGGGGGGCGACCCGGATGGCGCTCATCGGGGCCTCTGACGGATCGGGTCGGTGAGCTTCGGGCCGTCGAAAGGTTCCCACTCCTTCGCGTGACGGGCAGCAGGCACCGACGGCAGCTCATCCTCCCAGCGTCGCCCGTTCAGCCACGTTGCGGCGTGAGGGATGAACTGCTGGTCCTTTCCGGTCCACAGGATCCGCTTGTGTTCTTCCAGCGCCGCCGTCGCGTCTTCACGATCCCTCTGCTTCAACCTCCGCCATGCCCTCTCGGCGTTCTTCTTGTTCGTCTTGCGAGGGTACGCCTGCCAGAAGGCAGCGAAGCCAGTGTCTCGCTCATCGGAGATGAGCATGATGGTTTTCTCTCCTTCATATGGCTCTCCTTTTGGTGGGACTTCTGTGTCCCACCCGGGTGGGACTTCTGTGTCCCACCGGTGGGACTCCTGTGTCCCACCGGTGAGCGGTTCTTCACCGGCGAGGATGTAGAGGCTCGACGTCTGCCGACCGTCGACGAACTGATCCTTCACGATCAGCGCACCCACCTGAACCAGGGCAGCGATCGACCTCGAGATCGTCTTGCGGCAGACCCCGATTCTCTCGGCGATCAGTTCCTGCTTCGGGAAGCAGGCGTCGTCCTTCCCGGCGAACCGATCCAGGACCCCGTACACGCGGACGTCCATCGCGGAGAGGTCCTGGTGGTAGAGCACCCACTCCGGCGTGCAGGCGAATCGGTAGGTCCTGCGGAGAGAGTTGGGCCGGGTGTCGGGGGTGGAGATTTCGAGCACGGGGACTTCCTTTCTGGGTCTTCCCGTGCTACAGTGACGCACGGGAGTAGGCACCCACAGTTTGCAACGGCCCCGGCGGTCCTGTCAAGGATCCCGGGGCCGTTGCATCTCAAGGATTTGCTATTTGTCAGCGCAGCGTCTACACTGACGGCGTGCATTCACCCATGGAAATCCCCACGATCCCGGCTGGCTACCGTCTCGTCAAGGACGGCGGCGAGCTTCACCACACGGTCTCGTTCCGCACCACCAGCCGCGGTTTCTCGCAGCTGACCGATCTCGCCGAGACCTTCGACGGGCGGTTGGCGACCGCGATCCGCTGGGTGCTCGACCAGCCGGTCGTGCAGGAACTCGTAGAGGCCCGGATACGGGTGTTTTCGCCCTCGCTTGCGGCCGAAGAGGAAGCGGGTGGGCTCTGATGGCCTGGTGGGGTCGTGCACGCCCTCAGGGCGCCCCAGATTCGTTCAAGGGGATGGGGGTGACGCTGCAGGTGTCGGTCGTGTTGATGATGTCCTCGAGGGACCCGGCGGTGCGCGCCGCCGTCATCGAAGCGCAGAACGTCGGGATGGTCGTCGACACGCTCCTCGGGAAGGAAGGGAGCATCAACGCCGGTCTGATGTCAGCCGCGATCGCTGAGGTGCTCGACATCGCTCCCCATGAGGCTGCTGTGCGGCTTCTGGGCACTGCCGGGATGGGCGTCGACTCGCTGTTCACTGCCCTCGACGAACTGGGAGTCGCCAATGGGACGTTCGCGAAGGCGTTCGAAGAGCAGGTAGCACGGTTCAACGAGTCCGTCGACGAGCTCGGTTCGATGGTGCTGCCCCTCACCGAGCGGTTGAAGATGGTGGCGTCGGCGGTGAAGGCGACCCGTCAAGATCAGCCTGACGGGCTCTGACGGCGCAGCAAGGACGCGATCCACAGCCGGATGAACCGGTTGCGTGTCTGACCAGCGGCTTTCGCTGCGTCGTCGAGGATCTGCTTCTCCGATTGGGAGAGCTGGACGGAGATCCAGGTGGATTGTTTCGGTCGTCGGGCCATGTCAGGTCTTGCGCTTGCGGCCCTCCGCCGCCTTCAGGAACCGCTCCACCCCTGCCCGTTCTTCGCGCCATTCCCTGATGGAGGCGTTGATCGAGGTCCGGTTGGCCTGGAGGGCCTTGATCTCGTGGTCGATGAAGTCGAGGCGTTCCTTGGCGTCGCGTACGAACTGGGCTGGCGTCCACGGTTCCCGCTTCTCGGCTGAGGTGTTCGCGGTCTTGGGGGTGTCGTTGTCTTGGGGGGTGGTCTCGGTGGTCATACCCGGAGTGTATCATACGTCTAGCGGGGCATGACCCGTAACCGGAGTTCCTTGGCGTGGGCGATGAGGTCGCCGAGGAGCGGGTTGGGGACTTCGAGTGACACTCTGGCGGAGGCGGTCGATGTGACGGTCACCTCGGGGTCGAGGTCGTCGAGGAAGGTGCGTATCGAACCTGGTGGGCCGTAGATGGTCACTGTTGTCATTTGATCTCCAGTTGAGGGTCAGACTCCGACGGTGATGTCGGAGACGGCCCGGGCGGCGGCGATGACGGCTTTGGCGGCTCGTTCGGCGGTCCACCGTTGGGTGTACCCTTCGCCGGAGTCGGCGACGATCTTGCCGTTCGCGGCTTTCAGCCTCCACCTCCATTCGCCCTTGGTGTCCTGGTAGACGCTCATCGTGGCTGAACGCATCATGTCCTCCTGTTAGGACCCGTCACCGACGGGCAGGGTGGTGACCCAGGGCCGTTCGAGCAGGTTGACCGCTGCTTGGAGCCGGGACGCGACTCGGGCGAGGGTGGCTCGGTCTTCGGAGTCGAGGACGAGCTTGCGGGTCATGGATCGCAGGGCTTCGACGTCGGGATCATCCATACCCGAAGTGTATCACAGGTGGTGGTGTTCGGGTAGAGTGTTGATGGGCGGAAGACGAAAGGGAGAACCATGAAGTCGATCGTGCTCATACTCGCATTCATCGTGCCCGGCTGCCTCGAGGTGCCAGGATGGGACGCCGACGCCCACTTCGCCGGCGAGGGCTACCATTGCGCCCAGTGGGCCTCCGAGGCGTTGGAGGCCGGGTGGCCGGTGCATGAGGTCCCGAAGCTGTTGCGGACGATCCGCCGGGAGTCGATGTGCCTCCCCCACGCCCGCTCGGGGACCAGGGACAACGGCCTGGCCCAGATCAACGACATCATCCTGCGCGACATGGTGCAGCGACCCCACCTGTGGGGTTACGCGCTCACCCGGATCGGGCACGTCCCCACGATCGACGAGCTCAAGGACCCGTTGGTGAACCTGATTGTGGCCCGGAACCTTTACCTGATCGACGGGTGGGCCCCGTGGAGGGGTGGAGCGTGAGGTTCAGATGACCTGCTCGACGAATTCGAGCAGGTTTGACAGCAAAAGCACCGACCTGATCTTCTTCGTCGAAGCCGACAGTAGTCCGACAAGAACCTATACGGCTGACACATCATATAAAACATGACCATAGTTTCAACACCACCCCCAGGAGATCAACAATGAATAAACAAACCAACACAAAACAAGGCCACGGCTGGTCATGCAACACCCAATGCGCCCAAGGCGTAACACCCGACAGCAACATCATCTACAAACACACCCGCGGCACCGACCTCACCCACCTCCAAACATTCCTCGACAAACTCAAAGACCTACAAGACCAATACGCCCTCCACCTCGAACACTGCAACTGCTGCGAAGGACCAAACATCGTCTCAACCACCAACCCAGACCACACCCTAGCCAACAACATAAACTTCAACCAAACAACAAACCACCCAACACCCCCCAAAACCCACCCAAATAACCCAAACCCCCCACCAAACCCCACCCCAAAAACCACCAAACCAACCACCAAACCAACCCACAAACCCACAAACCAAAACCAAACCCAACCACCACCCCCCCCCACCCACCAAACCATGT